TCAGACTCTCTTCACCACAGCCACAACCCGGCCAAATACATGCAGCTCGCCGTCGTAGGCGATTTCAGGCGGGACGTTGGTATTGTCGGAGAGGATCTTAACGCTGCCGTCCGGCATGGGGCGGAGGCGCTTGATCATGCCGGTCTGGCCATAGGCGATAGCCCAGTAAAGGTCGCCAAAGCTGGAGCCGACCTTGGAGCGGTCAATCAGCACTACGTCGCCATCGCCGATTGCCGGTTCCATCGAATTGCCAACACCGCGCGCCCAGTAAAGATCGCCGGGGGCACTGGACGTGATCTGGCGCAACCATGCTGCCGGGAAAGTCAGGCGCTCGGCCTGATGCTCGACGATGTCCTGATCCATGAAAGCACCGCCGAGGCCAAAGTTGAGGTCGATCTGTGCGACCTCGATCAGCTCGATGTGCTTGGCAGGGCGCTGGCGCGGCGCTGGCGGGTTTGACCGGTCCCTTGGAAGAAGGCGGCCTGAACCATCGCCTTGCTGCTGGCCACGATATGCGATGCGCTCATCGCCCAGAGCGGCAGCGCCTGGCGAATAATCTGCCCAGCCCGGAAACTCCGGAAACCGGTCGCGCAACTTGTCAATCGTCGGCGCACTCAACCTGGTCGTGGCGGTGCCGTTGAACGGCCGCAAGATGGTGGTCGCGGCAAGACCGGCCTCAACCGCCAATCGCGATGGCGCGAGCCCGGCGAATTCGCAGAGCGCCTGCAGAAGGCGGCGGTCCTGTTCCAACCCGTTCATGCCACACCATTAGCAAAAGCGCTAAAAAGGCCGATTTGCATTAATGCTGTTGCAATTAGCAATGTTGCAAATTAGGTTTCGCGCCATGGACCAAGAGAATTTGATCGCGGATATCGAGATGCGAGCGTTCTGCGCTGGCATTTCGATCAGCGCCCTGTGCCGAGAGGCAGGGGTTCATCCCACGACCTTCAGCCGGTGGAAGAAGTCGGACCGGAATCCCGAGCCGATCAGCCTCACGCTGCGCTCGATCAAGAAGATCTACGCGGCGCTGGCGGTGGCGGAGGCCAAGTCGCGCCGCCGCTCGCGGAAGGTGGCGGCATGACCCCGGCGTTCGCAGAGCTGGAAGCGGATTCGATGCGCAGGCTGGACGCCTATCGCCAGAGGATCGCTGACGCTGCCGAAATGGAGCGCGCGGCATCAGTCGTTCACCGGCAGCGAGAGCGCCGTGCGGAGATGGTCGAGCAAAAGCTCGGTCTCCTGGGCTGCGGCAACGCCTTCGCCATCGGCGGGGAAGCCGCCCACCGCGTTCGCAATGCGCGTCGTCGCCGCCGCACTGCCGGGCAGGCGCTGGTTGGCGGCAACAACCACCGCGATCAGCAGGTGTTGCAGAGCCTCGATACGGGCCTCGGCGAGGGCGAGTCTGGCTTCGGTGTTGGCGGGCATCTGGCCGTCCCTGTTGTTGAAACTGGTGCCCAGCGTAACCCCGCCGAGAGCGCGGCGCACCGTCTAAGTGAGACCCAGAAATGAACGATAAAAGCCTGCTTTCGGGCGCGAAGCTGTTTGAGCTTTCGCCGCATCACGTGGACGAAGGGAACCGGATCGGATTCCTGCACCAGGACAAGGCGGCGGCGCTGGGGCGGCTGATGGCCGTCGACGGGCAGCGCGACCCGATCAAGGTCGTGGCGCAGCCCAAGAACGCGGACCGGCCCTGGCGGCTGGTGACGGGCATGCACCGGCTGATCGGCGCGCGGATCGAAGGCATCACGGTGTGGGCGATCGAGGTCAGCGGCAAGCCCGAAGACCTGGCCGACCTGGAAGCGTCGGAGAACCTGCACCGCCGCCCGCTGGCCCCGCTGGAGCGGGCCAAGTTCACCGCCGCGCTGGTGAACGCCGCGCAGGAGCGGATCGCGCGCCAGCATGGCGGGCTGAAGCAGCAGCAGCTGGCCGTGAAGGCCCGGTGGGACGCCGTGCGCAAGCATGAATTGCTCGCCGAGCAGGCGCTGAAGGACGAGACCGAAGATACGTGTGGCAATTTGCAACGCGTATACGGATGGGAAGAATCCGTCGGCGATGCGCTGGGGATGGAGCGCACCGCGATCTATCGCGACATGCGCCTGTACCGGCTGTTGATCGAACCTTTTCCGGCCGAACTGGTCGAGGCGCTGGCAGCGCACCCGGTAGTCGGCGAAAACGCCAGCCAGCTGAAGACGATCGCGGCAATCCGCGATGAAGGCCCGCGCCGCCAGGTAATCGAGTTGCTGTTGGGCGATCCGGAGCTGAGCGCGGATGAGGCCAAAGTCCGGCAGGGCATTGGTAGCGCAGATCATAGCGCCGCGCCGCGCCGCGACCTGGAGAAATACCGCAATCAGATCAGAGGCGGCTGGGAGCGGTTGAACCTGGGAGAGCGGCGAGCTTTCATCCCCGATCTGGCGGCGATGCTGCATACGGCAGACCTCAAGCGGGAAATGCGAGACCGGCTGAACAAGGAGCTGGGCGATGCTTGATGGCGCAAACGCATACCTGAGCGGCTGCTCTACCGCTGCGTTGAGCGCAGCCGTCAAGCGTTACTCCGTTGTAGCCGAAGTCGAGGCGATCGAGGCTCTCGGTCAGACGCGCAGCGCCGCGATCTCGATTGCCGCCTGCCGTCGCGGTGTCTCCCCTAGCGCCATCTGGCGCTGGCTTCGCCGGGTTGATGGTTGCGGGTCCGATCCCGCCATTCGCCTTCGCCACCTAACCGCTGACAAAGGGCGCGCTCATGCGCGGTGAGCTGTCCTCCGCCAAGTTCGGCAAGCGCCACCCGCTCGACTGGTATGTCGAGCCGCAGTGGACGGTCGACCAGCTAATCAAGCATATCCAGTTTCGCGAGGAGCTGGCCTGCGGCGAAGGTATCTGGGACCCGGCGTCGGGCAGCGGCACGATCTGTTCGGCGTTCGAGGGCGCGGGCTTTGACGGGCGGGTTTACCTGTCGGACGTGGTCGACAACGTCGACCGTTCGCAGTTCCTGTTCGCGCTGGTGTTCCAGTCGGCCGACTTTCTGGAACTGGACCGCGCCCCGGCCCCGTGCAGCATCGTCTGCAACCCGCCGTATTCGTACCGCAAGGGCATTGCCGAGGCGTTCGTGCGCCATGCGCTGAAGCTGTCGACACGCCGGGTGTGCATGCTGCTGCCGATCAAGTGGCTGTCGAGCCAGGTGCGGTTCGGGCTGTTCATGCAGGACCACCCGCCTGCCGAAGTGCTGGTGCTGACCCAGCGCCCATCGATGCCGCCGGGCGACCGGATCAGCCTGATGGGGAACCGTGCGTTCCGGGGCGGCATGATCGATTATTGCTGGATCGTGTGGAACGTCCAGGAGCCGACCGCGCCGGGCCAGACCCGCACGGTGTGGCTGCCGCCACTGCCGGGAGGCCGGTGATGGGCATGACCGCAACCGAAGAGGCGATTCTGGACCTGGCCGACGCGGGCCTGTCGAAGCGGCAGATTGCGGCGCGTGGCTTCAAGCCGTCCAAAGTGCGCTTCACGATCGCGACCATGGGCACCGATCGCGGCAACCGCCAGTCGGACCTGCGCCGCGACCGGGCTGTGCGGCGCGGAACGGAGCAGCTGCTGAAGGCGCTGATCGCCGCGCGAGGGGCCGAGTGATGGCGCGCCACCAGACCACCGCCGATCGGCTGCGCGCGCACCGTGCCGCGTTCACGCTGGCGCTGGAACTGGGCTGCACCCCGCGCGAGGCGGAGCAGGAGCTGCGCCGCCGGGCGGCGGCAGCGCGCGAGGAAGAATCGAAGCGGCGGATGGCCGCGAAAATGGCCGCGCCGGTGCGCGGCGGATCGATCACGCTGGCGGAGCCCGAAGGTCGCCGCCGCCCCTGGTACGAGGAGCAGTAAGTGATGAGCGAACAAGCGCTTCACGCCCTGGACCGCGCGACTGCCGCGCTGACCTGTGACGAGATTGAATGCTTTCCGGCCCACCCCGGCGGCGTGCCGCTGCTGCGCGCCAGCATTGGCGTTGAGCTGGTGCAGATCGAGAAGAGCCTGAGCGGGCGCGGCAAGACGCTGCTGTCGGCCACGGCGGCGGCGATCGACGAGGCGCTGCTGGCCATTGCCGAGGCGCGGCAAGCGCTGACGGCGACGCCGGGCGCAACCGAACCAGCCGCGCCCCGCAAGCGCGGAAACGGTAGCCTGCGCGGTGCGCCGCTGTTCCTGCGCCCGTCCGTGGTGCGCGGCCTGATCGATGGCGTGACGGCGGCGGCTAAGGGCACGACGGAAGTGCCAGTTGCCCCGATCCGGCTGGTGAACATGCCGCGCCGGTCGGAAGACCCGCGTCTGGCCAAGGCCAATGATGATTCCGCAATGCCCCTCTCGCCAGCTGCGGCCAGCGAGACGCATGAGCCCGGTCGGGTCGTACCGCCGGTAAAGCCGTCCGCGCCAGCCCTTCGACCCGCTACGGCCAACAAGGCCGAGCCGGAGGGCTGGCCGGACGCACCCCTGCCAGAGTTTGAACAGCCCGCGCCGGTCGTCCCAGATCAGGCTGATCCAGACCTTGACCGCCCCGCGCCGGAGGCGGTGCCGCTGGAAGTCCAGAGCGTCGATATCGCGCGCCAGCCCCGCCGCCGTGACGGGATCATTCGCACCCATGCCCGCCGCGCCGAGCGCGCACTGGAAGCCCCGGTCGACCGGGTGATCGACGTGCCGGAAGCGCCGCGACTGGACCTGATCCGGGCGGCGGCGCAGCGGCTGGCAGCGAAGACCAGCACGGCTGTGGCACGGCCCAGCATTGGCGCGCGCCGCGTGGCCGAGCCTGCGCCACTGCCGGTCCTGCTGCCCGAACTGCGGCGGCAGCGGATCGAGGCGGCGATCAAGTACCTGGGCGCGCGGGGCGTGCTGGTGAGCGTGCATGACCGGTTCGCCCAAGTGCGCAAGTACCATGTGTCGGGACGCCGCGAGACCCAGCTGGCCGAGGACGTGATCGCGCTGGCGGTGACTCACGGGCTGGAGCTGCCCGCATGACGAAGTCTGCCAACCTGCAGGCAGTGCTGCCGCTGCTGCTGATCGACGAGGGTGCGCGCGATGGCGGCTACAAGTTCCTGGCCGATGACACCCGCTTTGCGCTGGGCCGCTGGAACGGCGAATGCTTTGCCTACCCCGGCAACGCCCCGGTGGAGTTCACGCCCAAGTATTACCGCTGCGCCAAGCGCGTGGTGGCCCCGGCGGAGGGCAGCGCGCGTGGCTAAGACGCAGGACCACCCCAACCAGTACGGCTTTGTGTTCGAGGCCCCGACGGTGGCTTCGGCCCCGGCTGAGCTGGCTGGGCTGGAGCGCCAGATTTCACGCGCCGCCGCCGAGATTCTGAAGACGGACGAGCGCAGCCGCGAAGTGCTGGCCGCAGAGATCAGCGTGTTGCTGGACGAGGACGTCAGCCGGGCGATGCTGGACGCTTATGCCAGCCCTGCGCGGGACGGGCACAAGGTGATCATGTCGCGGTTTCTGGCGCTGGTTGCCGTGACCGGACGACACGATGTGCTGGACCGGATCATGCGCGAGATCGGCGCGGCGGTGCTGGTCGGCGAGGAAGTCCACACCGCCCGGATCGGGCAGATCGATGCGCAGATCGCGCGGCTCAACAAGGAACGGCAGCGCCTGAAGGTGATTGCACCGCTTATCCGGGGAGGCGAAAGCCAGTGAATTCGAACGTGCATCCCCTTGTCTGTCAGCTTTCGGGCGAGACTGAAGGCAATACCGATTGCGGCGCGCGCGAGTGGTTCAGCGCTGCCGAGCTGGCCGAGCTGGCCTTGCCCGGTCTGCCTAGCGACAAGCGCAGCCTGACCCGGCGTGCCCGCGATGAACACTGGCACCTGAAGGCCGACGCCAGCGGCGAGCCGCTGTCGCGCCCGCGCATCGGCCGGGGCGGCGGCACGGAATTCCACGTGTCGTTGCTGCCCGGTCCGGCGCAGCTGGAACTGGCCAAGCGCGGCATCACGCCGTCGGTTGCCGAAGCGGCGCTGGCCGCGCCGGTTACGGCGACCGGCTGGCGCTGGTACGAGGGGCAGAGCGCCAAGGTGAAGGCCGAGGCCGAGCGGCGGATGAGCGTTGTCAGCGAGATCGATCTGCTGGAAGGCGCAGGTCTGACCCGCAGCGCCGCGCTGGCCGAAGTGCGAAACCGTCACGGAATCGCGATTTCCACGCTGTGGAACTGGCTGCGCCTGATCGAGGGCGTAGCGGTGTCCGACCGGCTGCCCGCGCTGGCCCCACGCCGTCAGGGCGGCGGCAGCGAGGCCGAGATCGACCCGCTGCTGTGGAACCTGTTCAAGTCCGATTTTCTGCGCCCGTCTGCGCCGACGCTGAGCAGCTGCTATGAGCGCACCCGCGCGGTCGCGGCAGCACGCGGCCTCTCAATGCCTTCTGAGAAGACCATGAGGCGGCGGCTGGAGCGCGATGTGGACCCGCGCGTGATCCTGCTGCGGCGCAAGGGCGAGGAAGCCCTGCGCCGGTCGCTGCCCGCGCAGCGCCGCACCGTGTCCGACCTGCACGCGCTCGAGCTGGTCAACATCGACGGGCACAAGTTCGACGTGTTTGCCCGGACCAGCGATGGCCGCGTGGTGCGCCCGCTGATGGTGGCGTTGCAGGACATCTACAGCCGCAAGTTCGTGGCATGGCGGGTGTGCGAGGTCGAATCCGCGGAACACGTGCGGCTGGTGTTCGCATCGCTCTTCGAGCGCTGGGGCATCCCCAACGGCTGCGTTCTGGACAACGGCCGGGGATTTGCCAGCAAGTGGATCACCGGCGGAGCGAAGACCCGGTTCCGGTTCAAGGTGAAGCCGGAAGACCCTACCGGTCTGCTGACCAGCCTGGGCATCAACATCCACTGGACGCTGCCCTATCGCGGCCAGTCCAAGCCGATCGAGCGCGGCTTTCGCGACCTGTGCGACACGATTGCCAAGCACCCGGCGATGGAGGGCGCGTACACCGGCAATACCGTGCTGGCGAAGCCGGAGAATTACGGCAGCCGTGCGGTCGAGTGGGATATGTTTGTGGCGCTGGTCGACCAGGGCATGAACGCGCACAACGCCCGGCTGGGACGGCGCACCGAGACCGCGCGCGGCCGCAGCTTCGACGAGGCATTTGCCGAAAGCTATGCCCGCGCGCCAATCGGCAAGGCCACGCCCGAGCAGCTGCGCATGGCGCTGCTGGCGGCAGAGCAGAAGCTGGTCAACCGCCGGACCGGCGAGATCGAGCTGTTTGGCAACCGGTACTGGTCCGACGGCTGCGGCCAGCTGCACGGCCAGCGGGTGACAGTGCGGTTCGATCCGGACGATCTGACCCGCGATGTGCACCTGTACGCGCAGGACGGACGGTACCTGACCAGCGCGCAGATCATTGCCGATACCGGGTTCCTGGACGTCAACGGCGCGAAGCGCAGCGCGAAGCAGCTGGCCGAGTACCGCCGCAGGATTCGCGACGCGGCCGAGGCCGAGCAGCTGTTGGCAGCAGACGAGGTTGCCCGTCTGCAGGCGGATACGCCGATTATCGAAGCGCCTGAACCCAGCGTGGTGCGCCCTGTGCGCCACCGGGGCCATACTGCCGCTGCACTGAAGCTGGCCGATCCGGCCCCGGTGCGCGCGGTCGAAGAGCGCACCGACCGAATTTTCACCGCGATGGAGAAGACCCTGAAGCTGGTGAAATAAAAGGGCGCGCGGGTCCGGTCGCCAAACTGATCCCGCGCGCCCGCCTCACTCAAGAGACGGAGACCGAATACCATGAATGATCCCGCAGCACAGCCCATCGACATCGAAGAACAGCGCAACTGGCTGATCGATTTTCGCAATCAGCAAGGTCTGAGCTGGAGCGAAGTGTCGAAGCGCATCGGCGTACCTTCCGGCACGCTGAGCCAGTTCGGCAGCGAAAAGGGGTACAGCGGCGACGAGCTGAAGCTGGCCGGCAAGGTGTTCCAGTATCGCCAGCTGATCGCCGCGCAGGCCGCGATTGACATCGAGGCTCCTGAAGCGCCGGGCTTTTTTGAAACGCAGACCAGCAAGCAGCTGGGCCACGTGCTGGCCATGGCGCAGCGCGGCCGGATCGTGGTGGCGGCACTTGGGCCGGGCCTGGGCAAGACGATGACCGCCAAGCAATACGCAGCCTGCTATCCAAACGTGTTCCACTGCACGATGACACCCAGCACTGCGGGCGTGAACAACATGCAGATCGAAGTGCTGGAAGCGATGGGCGAGCGAGACCCGGTGGGGACGCCGCAAAAGCTGACCCGGCGCATCCGTGAACGGGTGCGCAATATGCGCAACCCGCTGCTGATCCTGGACGAGGCGCAGCACCTGTCGGAAAAAGCGCTGGAAGAGATCCGGGGCTGGAACGATTCCGAAGGGCTGGGCATTGCCCTGTTCGGCAACGAGAGCGTGCTGCAGCGGCTGGAAGGCGGCAACCGCCGCGCCGCGTTCGCCCAGCTGTTCAGCCGGGTCAGCCTGCGGGTAGTCCGTTCGCAGCCGCTGCGCGCCGATATCGATGCGCTGGCGCAGGCGTGGAAGATCTTCGACGACGAAGCGGTGGGCTATCTGCACCGCATCTGCATGACGCCGGGCGGGCTTCGCAGCGGCAGCATGGCGCTGGAGCTGGCATGGATGCTGGCCGCGTCCGAAGGGCAGCCGCTTAACCTTGGGCACCTGCAGGATGCCTGGGCGCAGCTGTCGAACAGCAAGGTGCTGGGCTGATGCGCGTCCTGGACACCATTCGCCGGGTGGCGGCAGACTATGCCGCCGCCCACCAGACCAACCTGCGGGCAATGATCGACGAGGCGCTGCTGGGCACGCTGGCCGTGCTGGTGCTGATCATCAATGCCACGCTGCTGCTGGCGGGAGTCCCGGCATGAACGCGCCCGTATTGACCGGTCAGGCATTCTGGCGGCGGGCCGAACAGGCCGCGCCGCTGGCCCTGCCTGATTGCCCATGCTGCGGGCGTCCGATGCCGATTGGCCGGGGCGTGCTGGAACATGCGCTGACCGTGGCCGAGGCCACCTGGGGAGTCAGCCGCGCGGCGGTGATGGGGCCAAGCCGGACCCGCCCGGTTAGCATGGGGCGGGCGCTGGCCGTGTGGGCAATGCGCAGCCTGGGCGCGGGGCTGTCATACGAAGCCATCGCCCGCCAGCTGGGGCGGCTGCACCAATCATCCGTGGTGGCCCTGCATCAAAAGGCGATCGCGGCGCGCCTGACCGACCGGCAATTCGCGCAGGCTTGCGACCGGGTCGTGTTCGCGGCGACGGCAGCCAAGGGAGAACGCACATGAACGCGGTGAAGTACGTGGGCCGACCGGCCCGGTTCGATCCGGCCACCCAGCAGCGCCGGGCAATGATGGCCATAATCCAGATTGCCCGAAAAGACCTGGCGATGGACGAGGACGACTATCGCCAGGCGCTGCTGGACCAGACGGGGCACCTGTCGCTGACCGAGTGCAGCGAGCGCGAGCTGGTGGCCATGCTGGACTGGCTGAAGTCGAAGGGCTTCAAGCCGCTGCCGGGCAAGAAGGCGGCGAGCCATCCGATGGCATTGAAGGCGCGGGCGCTGTGGATTTCGCTCTATCACCTGGGCGTGGTCCACAACCGCAGCGACGCGGCGCTGGAAGCCTTCGCCAAGCGGCAGCTGAAGTGCGAAAAGTTGGCCTGGGCGCGCCAGTCGGACGCGTTCCAGCTGATCGAGGCGCTGAAGGCGATGGGATCGCGCCACGGCTGGGTGCAGCACGGCCGGGCCAGCCAGAAGCCGCTGGACCCGCTTGGCCTGCAACGCAGCCTGTGCGCGGCGATCCTGGACAAGCTGAAGGCGGCGGGCCACGTGCCCGCCGACTGGGCGCTGCACGACGCGGCGTGGAAGCTGTGCGGCGAACCCAACGCGCGCGACCGGGCGTGGAGCGCCGAGGACTATGCCGCGCTGGCAGCCAAGCTGGGCGCGAAGCTGCGCGAGCTGGGACTGGCCAAGGCGGAGGGCGCGCGTCATGGCTAAGCTGGCACAGTGCTACACCGACAATCGCGGCGCGCTGCATATGACCCCGGAGCAGGCGGTGCTGGCCGATATCGCCGCCGCGCTGGGCCGGATCAATGCCGACGCGGGAATCACCGGGGGGATCGCCGCGCTGATCCTGGACAAGCGCGGTGAGATCGAGGCGGCATTCCGCGACCTGGACGCGATGCGGGGTGCGGCATGAGCGCGCCCGCATCGCTGAAAGTGTCCGACCACGCGCTGGTGCGCTGGATGGAGCGCACCGGCATGGCTAACCTTGACCCGGTGAAGGATGCCATCGCCGCCTCGCTGGAGCGGGCGGCGGCGGCGGCGCTAAAGCTGGGTGTGGCGGAGTTCCTGATCCTGGCCGACGGGCTGGTCTATGTCGTGCGGGCGGGCGTGGTGGTGACGGTGCTGCCGGAGGACGGGCGGCATCGCTACGCCCACGCGCTGGCCGCTGCGAAGGGCGCCACTGACCATGCATAGCAGCACGGATGCCGGTCAGCTCAAGCTGCACTTGCAAGCCATCCTCGGCGAGGAAGGGTTTGTGCGGCTGTGTCAGGAGCTGGGCGGCATCCGGCTGTACATTGCCTATTCGCTGCGCGACGATCACGACGTGGTCCAGGCGCTGGGCCGCGAACTGGCCGACAAGCTGAGCCGGGCGCTGGCCCCGGCCACGATCCGCGTGCCACTGGCCCGGCGCGAACGGGCGCTGTGGTATCGCAACCGCGAGGGGCTGTCCGACGCGAGGATCGCCCGCCGCCTGGGGATGACCGAAACCGGTGTCACCAAGCTGTTCGCCCGCGAGGCGGACTTGCCAGAACGCCCCGGACGGGGCAAAGAGACCGGGCAGCTCCCGCTGCTCTGACCTTTCTGGCCCGCCTGCGCGGCCATAGTTAAACCCCCTTTCAAAGAGCAGTCTCCAACCATCAGACCGGCCGGGGCGCGCGTTGTCGCATCCGGCTTTCGATGGATTTCAGGAGGCCGCGATGAACGCGAAAACCGGCGAACCGGATGCCATTGTCGTCACGGCCTATTCGCCGCGTTACGACGCGGCGTTCCGTGAGCTGATGAAGGCCGAAGGCGGGCACGTGAACGACCCGGCCGACCGGGGCGGCGAGACCCAGTACGGGATTTCGTTGCGGTTCCTGAAGGCCGAGGGCGCGCTGGACGCGGACGGTGACGGGCTGGCCGATTACGATCTGGACATGGACGGCGATATCGACGGCGCGGATATCCGGCTGTTGACGCCAGGTGTCGCGAAGGCGCTGTATCACCAGTGCTTCTGGCGGCCGCTGGGCGCGGAGCAGCTGGTCCGCCCGCTGGGCGAGATGCTGTTTGACCAGGCCGTGAACGGAGGACTAAAGGCCGCGCGCAAGCTGCTGCAGCGCGCGATCAACAACTGCGCGATGAGCACGTTCAAGCGGGCCGGGCCGCGCGCGCTGCTGACGGTCGACGGCGTGATCGGCCCGCGCACCCGCGAGCTCATGCTGTGGGTGCTGCAATACCCGGCGCTGGGCATGCCCGCGCTGACAGCGGCCTATCGCGAGGCGGCGAAGGCCCGGTACCGCGCGATCGCGGCGAACAACCCATCGCAGCGCCGGTTTCTGAACGGCTGGATCGCCCGCGCCAACCGGCTGGGCCGGGATGGTGCGGCGTGACGTTCTGGGACTGGCTGAGCCGGATCGGTCCCGGCTGGCCGACGCAGCGCGGCTGGTATGCGCTGGCGCTGTTCGTGCAGACCTGCGTCATCCTGGGGATGATCCCGGCATTCCCGGCGCTGAGCGAGGACGAGTTTTTCAAGTCGATCGCGACCGCGATCGTGGTGACCGGCTGGGTCGGCTTTGCCGTGGCCGGGCGCGATAACCGCGCTGATCTGGAGCGGCTGGGACAGGCGCAGTCGATCGCCAAGGGGCTGGTCGACCAGATGCGCGGGCCTGCCCCTTCCGGCCCCACTAACCCCGCCAATCCTGCCGATGGAGAAAAACGATGAGCTTTGCTGGACATGCGCGCCGCGATGGCGCCCGGATTACCTTCTTTCTGATGTGCCTGCTGTTGCTGCCGATCATGTTGACGTTTTCGGGTTGTGCGCCCGGCTCGGTCTCGGCCATTCCGCCTGCGCCCGTGGCCGCCGCCGATCAGACTGTGCTCGACGAGCGCGCGATGATTGCCGTCGAGCAAAGCTATCTGGCTGTGGGGGCGGCGATCGAAGCGGCGACCAGCGCCGGTGTCCTGAAGGGCGCTGCGGCCGCCCGCGTTGAACGTCTGGACGCCTTGGCAATGGAGGCGGTGGTCGCACTGCGCGCCGCCTATGACACGGGCAACGCGACCAGCTTTGGCGAAGCCCTGGCACGGGCGAAATCCATCATCGCGCAGATCAGTGCGTTGCTGGGCGCGCCGGGCCGGGGCGATACCAGCGTGAAGGCGCAGTGACATGGGCGTGAACGTAGAAACAATCGTCCGTTCTGTTGCCGCCGCGCTCGAAGCCTATCAGGCGATCAGTGACGCGGCGGATCACATCGCCGACAGCATGAATTCCACCGACCAGGCAGAGCTGAAGCGCAAGCTGGCAGACCTGCGCACGGCCAATGACGCCGCGCGCGCTCGGCGGCGGGGCAAGCTGTCGGAAGCAGCCGCACAGTAGCGCCCGATGGACGTTACCGAACGGCAGATCGAGGCGGCGGAGGCGATGGTCAGTCTTGAGCGGGATGACGCAATTGCGCGCATCCGCGCCGAGCTGACCGCCGATGGCACTGACGAATGCATTGCCTGCGGGGAACCGATCCCGGCCGCGCGCCGCCGCGCGATGCCATCGGCTGAGCGCTGCATCCACTGCCAAAGTACTTATGAGAAAGGCTACCCGTGACCCTGCAAACCGCACAGCAGTGGCTGTCGCTGATCGCGCTGCTGATCGGCATCATCAACGCACTGTGGATCTGGCTGAGCCGGCCCGCGCGCGACACCAACAAGCGCATCGATGATGCCAAACGCGAGATCGCGGACGTGCAGGAAGGCATGAAGGGCCACGACCGGCGCATCCAGCGGGTCGAGGATGACCTGCGCCACCTGCCGACAAAAGAAGACCTGAGCCAGGTCAGCCACAAGCTGACCGCTGTCAAAACCGAGCTCGATATCGTGGCGCGCACCGTCACGCGGATCGACGAGTTTTTGAGGAAGCATCCGTGAGCGATTACGACAAGCGTTGCCAGGCCGACGCCCGCCTGGCGATCCTGGCCGAACTGGCGCAGCAGAGCGACGCCACCTTGAACAGCCGCAACCTGGCGGTGATGATCGAGGCGATCGTACCGCGCCGCCCGCACGAATGGGTCGAGGCGCAACTGGTGTGGCTGGATCAGGTCGACGCGATCAACATCAAGCGGTCCGAACTGGCAGGCCTTGGCCCGGTCACCATCGCTACACTGACGCGCACCGGGCGTAACCACGTGGAGCGCCGTGCGTCCATTCCTGGCGTTTCGACCCCGGCGGACGAGGAATAGGCCGTGCCGCCGCGGCCATCTGAAACCGAAGCCAAGGCGCGCGCCCAGCGCGGACGTGGGCGGCTGTCATCGCTGGAGATGCTGCCCGAAGCGGCCGACGAAGCGCTGGCCTGGGCGAATGCGGAGCTGCGCGAGCGGCGCATGCCGCAGGCGGAAATCCTGCGGCGGATGAATGCGATGCTGGCCGATCATGGCATTGCGCCGGTCAGCGTCGGCGCGTTCAGCCGCCATTCGATCCGGCTGGCGATCGAGATGCGCAAGCTGCAAGCAACCCGCGCCGCGACGACGGCGGTGCTGGATCGCCTGCCCAAGGGCGAGCGCAGCGACGCAACGCAGGCGGCGGTCGAACTGGTGAAGTTCCGGCTAGCCGAGATGATCATGGCAGCGGACGATCCCGATCCGAAGTTCCTGGCGTCGGCCAGCCTGGCCCTTATGCGCCTGACCAGCACGACGCTGCTGTTGGCCAATGCCGAGCGGCAGGACCGCAAGGATCAGCGCGAACAGGATGAGCAGGAGCGCCTGCAGAAGGAACGCGACGCCGCGCGCGAACAGGCCGAGGCGATCGAGACCGCCGACACCGTGGAGCGCATCGCGACCGAGGCCGGGCTGTCGGCCGAGCGGGTCGCCGCGATCCGCAAGGGCGTGCTGGGGCTGGCCGGATGACGCGCGGGATCGACTTTACCACCGCCGACATCGAGGCGGCGCTGCGCACCATGACGGATGCGCAGCGCCGCACCGTTCACGCCGGGGTGCTGGACATGCGGCCGGGCTATTGGCCGCTGCGCAGCGCGTTGATCGACAAGGGGCTGATGACCACAGCCAACCGGCTGCCGGTGCTGACCCCGTTCGGCCGCGCGGTGCAGGCACGAATTCGGGGGCAGGCGCAATGAAGCAGCAAGGTTCATCCACCAGGCGGCAGGTGCTGAATGCGCAGGAACTGCAGCCGGTGCTGCATGAAATTTCGCCGGTTGGCGGCGGCGCTATGCCGACCAAGGTTGTCGGCTGGCACCGGCGTGGTGTGTTCACGCGTGCGCAGGCGAACTATCCCAACGGCTGGGGGCTGACGATCTACTTCGACAAGGCCGGAAAGGTCAGCAGCTGGACGGCGAGTTACTCTGCGCGTGCCGCCGTCGGGCTGGCCAACGCCGCCGCCGAGGCGGCAGGCCGGGAGGCCCCGGCCGAGCGCTGCGCGACCATTGCCGACAGCGACGGGGACGATGGGGCATGACGCTGGTCATCTTCTGCCTTTGGTTGCAGGGTGTGGCGCTGTCCGCAGGATTGATGCTGGGCACCATGCCGCCGCGCCGCGATAGCGAGGGATATCAGCTAATCTTGGCGGCATTGCTCTGGCCAGCGCTGGCCTTGCTGTTTGCGTACTATCGCCTGACGGACTGGGTACTGTTCGACCTGGACGATCCAGACCGGGACGCCCGCGCATGATTGCCGCGCCCGCCGAACATACCGACGATATCGCCGCCCCGGTCCTGCCGCGCGAGCCCGACCAGCTGCCGCCGGAGTTGACGCGCGGCGCGGAAATTCCGGCTGACCTCGACCCGCTGGCAGAAGGGGTGCTGATGAAGCACCAGCGGGTGTGGCTGGAAGACAAGTCGGACCTGAAGATCGCGGAAAAGGGCCGCCGGACCGGGATCACGTTCTGCGAGGCACTGGACGATACGCTGATCGCCGCGTCGGCCCGGTCGGCGGGCGGCGACAACGTGTTCTATATCGGCGACACCAAGGACAAGGGCCGCGAGTTCATCGGCTATGTCGCGCACTTCGCCAAGGTCGTCGCCAAAGAGACCGCCGAGATCGAGGAGTTCCTGTTCGAGGACCAGCGCGAGGACGGGACCAGCAAGCATATCAGCGCTTTCCGGGTGACCTTTGCCAGCGGGTTCCGGGTTGAGGCGCTGTCGAGCCGCCCGGAAAACATCCGTGGTCTGCAGGGCGTCGTCGTGATCGACGAGGCCGCGTTCCACAAGGACGTGCGGGCCGTGATCGATGCCGTGATGGCGCTGCTGATCTGGGGCGGCAAGGTCCGCGTGATCAGCAGCCACAACGGGGTGCTGAACCCGTTCAATGAACTGATCCGCGAAGCACGGGCCGGTAAGAACCGCTTCAAGGTGCACTTCATCCCCTTCTCAGAGGCGGTGAAGAACGGGCTGTTCCGGCGGGTCTGCCTGATGCGCGGCAAGACGTGGAGCGCCGAGGCCGAGCGCGAATGGGAAGACACCATTCGCGGAGCCTATGGCACGCGCACCGCGCAGATGGCGCAGGAGCTGGACGCGGTGCCCGCCGACGCGATGGGCGCAGCGCTGAGCCGGGTCGTGATCGAGCAGGTGACCGACCGCGCCATCCCGGTGATCCGCTATCACCTGCCGGACAGCTTCAAGGAAGCGCCGGAGCGGGTGCGCCACCAGATGGTGGAGGAATGGTGCAAGGTTGTGCTGCAACCGCACCTCGACGCGCTGGACCGGCGGCGGCGGCATGACCTGGGCTGGGACTTTGCCCGCAGCGGCGACGGATCGGACATTGTCATCACTTCGCTGGAGCAGGACCTGCGGCGGCGCTGGCGCATGGTGATCGAGCTGCGCAATCTGCCGTTCGAAAGCCAGAAGCAGGTCGGGTTCTTTGTGGTGCCGCGCCTGCCCCGGTTCGGGCACGGCGCGTTCGACGCGACCGGCAACGGTGCGTACCTGGCCGAAGTCCACCGCCAGAAGTTTGGCGAGCGGATCTCGGAAATCAAACTGTCGGTGCAGTGGTACCGGGAAAACGGCGTGGCCTATACCGCTGCGTTCGGCGAGCAGACGATCCTGATTGCGGCGGACGACGATATCGTGCGCGACCACCAGGCGCTGCAGTTCGTGGGCGGCGTGGTGAAAGTGCCGGACGACATGCGCTATGCGGGCAGCGACGGCTTCATGCGCCACGGCGATACCGCCATTTCCGGCATGCTGGCCTGGTACGCGTCGCGGCAGGGCGCGGTCGAGTATGGCTATCAGCCGATTACCCGCCGCGAGCCCGATCCATGGAACGGCGACGACGACGATTTCGAGGCGTCCGGCAACCCGTTTCGCGCCCCGTTGGGGGCTTCCCTGCGTGGGGGCGGAATTTGACCCGCCAGCGCCATAACCGCCCCGTGAGCCCACCGGGGGCGCTCAAAGCGCCCTATGGGCCTTCTTACCGCTTCTTAGAGGCATTTCAGGTGCCAGTGGAGACCCTTCGATGAACGCTGCCCGCCCCACGCTGGTCGATCAGTACGGCCAACCCTTGCAGCGCGAGCTGCTGACGCGCGAAGTCGGCGGGCCGACGCTGGCCGGTGTTCGATCGCCCCTCGCTGGCTATCCTGCGGACGGCCTGACCCCGGACCGGCTGGCGAACATTCTGCGCGAAGCCGACCAGGGCGAGCCGCTGCGCTATTTCGAGCTGGCCGAGATCATCGAGGAGCGCGACCTCCATTATGCGGGCGTCATGGCCACCCGCAAGCGCAGTGTGGCCCAGATCGACATTACGGTCGAAGCGGCATCCGACGACGCCCGCGACGTGGCCATGGCCGACATGGTGCGCGACTGGCTGAAGCGTGACGAGCTGGCCGACGAAATGTTCGATATCCTGGACGCGATCGGCAAGGGCGTCAGCTTTACCGAGATCATCTGGGATACGTCGGCTGGGCAATGGCGGCCCAACCGGCTGGAATGGCGCGATCCGCGCTGGTTCACTTTCGCCAGCCGGGATCTGCGCACGCCGCTATTGCGCGGCGGGATCGACGGAACCGAAACTGCCGTCCCGTTGCCCGCGTTCAAGTTCATTACCACCCAGATCAAGGCCAAGTCGGGCCTGCCGATCCGCAGCGGGCTGGCGCGGCTGGCGGTGTGGTCGTGGATGTTCAAGGCCTATACCCAGCGCGACTGGGCGATCTTCACCCAGACCTATGGCCAGCCGGTGCGGCTGGGCAAGTTCCACGAAGGTGCGACCAAGGAGGACAAGGCCACGCTGTTCCGCGCGGTGGCCAATATCGCCGGGGACTGCGCCGCGATCATTCCGTCCTCGATGGAGATGGAGTTCGTCGAGGCCAAGAACGTCACGGCCGGGTCCGAGCTGTACGAGCGCCGGGCCGACTGGCTCGACCGGCAGGTGTCGAAGGCCGTGCTGGGGCAGACCACCACGACCGACGCGATTTCTGGCGGCCACGCGGTCAGCCAGGAACACCGCCAGGTGCAGGAGGATATCGAGACCGCCGACTGCAAGTCGGTCTCGGCCGTGCTGAACCGCGACCTGATCCGCGCCTGGATCGATCTGGAGTTCGGGCCGCAGAAGGCCTATCCGCGCCTGGTGATTGCCCGGCCCAAGCGCGAGGACCTGTCACAGTTGACCGACAGCCTGGCCAAGCTGGTTCCGCTGGGCCTGCGGGTGGGCCAGTCGGAAGTCCGCGACAAGTTCGGGCTGTCAGAGCCAGGCGCGGACGAGCAGGTGCTGGCACCGGCCGGGCCGCAGCCGACGCCAGAGCCCGAACCGGCGGCTGTGCCCCGGCCCGCGATCGCGGCGCAGGCTGAAGAGCCCGCAACGCCGTTGCATCCTGCGGGGCAGATCGCCCGCGCAATGCAACGCGCGGGGCAGCCCCCGATAGACGAGATGACCGCATCGATCGGCGTGATGCTGGAACGGGCCACAGACCTGGGCGAGCTGCGCGAGATGTTGAGCGCGGCGTTCGGCACGCTGGACGGCCGGGCTGCGCTGGCCGAAGTGATCGCGGGCGGGATCGCGGCGGCGCAAGCGGCGGGCATGGCCGACGCGGCCGAGGAAGCGGAGTAAGCCATGGCCGGGCCGCAGCCGACCCACCCCAGCGCAGTTTCCGGCGTGTTCGGCGAGCCGTTTGCCGAACAGGTCGCATTCTTTCGGCGCAAGCTGGGCAACCTGGTGCCGACCCGGCGCTGGGACGATCTGCAGGGCGCAGCGCATGACCAGGCGTTCATGGTGGCCGGGGCGATGGAGGCGGACCTGCTGTCCGACCTTGCCAGCGCAGTGGACAAGGCCATCGCCGAAGGGCGCGGGATCGAGGACTTCCGGCGCGACTTCAACGCGATTGTCGCCCGCAATGGCTGGACCGGCTGGACCGGCGAGGGATCGGTCAAGGGCGAAGCCTGGCGCGTGCGCGTGATCTATCGCACCAATTCCTACACCAGCTATTCCGCCGGGCGGTTCGCCCAGCTGAAGGCGGGGAATTATCCGTTCTGGGTCTATCGCCACGGCGGCAGCCTGGAGCCGCGCCCGGCGCACCTGTCATGGGACGGCGTGGCCCTGCCGCCGGACCACGCGTTCTGGACCACGCATTATCCGCCAAGCGACTGGGGCTGCAGCTGCTATGCCGTGGGCGCGCGCACGGCCGCCGGTGTCCGGCGAATGGGTGGCGATCCGGACAAGCGGCTGCCGGAGGGCTGGAACGCGCGCGATCCGAAGACCGGCGCGCCGGTGGGGATCGGCAAAGGCTGGGACTATGCGCCGGGTGCCAGCGTGGCCGACGCGGTGAACGCGCTGGCGCGCAAGATCGAGCAGTGGCCCGCGCCCATCGGGGCTGCGTTCGGCGAAGAGTTCCAGCAGCAAATCGCCGAGCCGTGGTCGCGATGGGTCAGCGATACGCGGGCCGGAACCCGGCATGATCCGGCTTTGCTGGGAACATTGCGGATTGCGGACGTGGAAGCGCTGACCAAGTTGGATCAGGCCCCGGCAAGCGCAGAAATCTGGTTTAACCCCGGCCTGATCAAGGGGCCCAAGTTTGAGCGCCATCGCCGGGCTGGTGACGCCTTGCCAGACGATGTCGTTGAGAATTTGCCGGTGCTGATGCGTTCACCCCAAGCGGTGCTGTATGACAGCAAGACGGGGCGGCTGATCTATGTGCTGGCGACCAACACGGCGGGCCGCGCCCCCCAGTTGGCGATCGCAGTGAACTATTGGCGCAAAGTGGAGCGTTCGAAGGTTCAGAGCAACTTTGTGCGATCGGCCTATCAGCCTGACATCGTGGATGTGCGGCGGCGGGTAAAGGCCGGTGATCTGATTGTTCTGAGCGGGACTGTCGAGTGACGGAGGGTCGGAGCGCCCCTCATTCGCAGCACGAAGCCGTGGCGTCATGGATTCCGATTTCCAAGGTCGCCACTCGACAGAGGCCAGAATAGCCGTGATCCGCATCGAATTCAACCATGCCCCCGCGACCGAGGCGATCCGGCGCGCGATCGCGGCGCTGGAAGACCCGCAGCCGATGCACGACGAGATCGGCGAGTACATGATCCAGGCCACGCGCCAGCGGTTCCTGAAGGGCATCGGCCCGGACGGCACGGCCTGGGCACCGAAGAGCGCAGGCACGCTCGCGCGGTACAAGCGCATGGGTTACGGGAGCCTCTCACGCCCGCTGATTGGCCCCGGCAGAGCCCTCTCACGGCAGATCAAGAAGTTCGTCAGCCGAGATGGCGTGGTGATTGGATCGGCGCTGATCTATTCCGGGGTGATGCAGCACGGCGCGCGCAAGGGGGCGTTCGGATCGACGAAGAGCGGGCTGCCAATCCCGTTCGGCGATATCCCGGCGCGGCCCTGGCTGGGCGTTTCGGACGAGGACGGCCGCAAGATCGTGGAGATTGCGGACGAGTACCTGGCACAGCAGCTGGGCGAACCGGGCGTAGGATGATTTTGCCCGGTTGATTTTGCCGGGCGATCCGGCCATCAGGAAGCCATAGCGCCGCGCTTTCGGGTTTCAGGCCCGCCTGCGCGGCCATATTTTTAGCGGTCCGGAAGGCGCAGAGCCTTTCCGATGACGCGGAAAACCTCAACCCTTGCAGCCCAGACCGCCCTGTGTGCGGCGGTCCTGATCGCGGACGAAGCAGGCGTGCCCGAATGGGTTCACCTGCTGCCCGCTGGTGCGATCCATACCCACGACGGACGCGGCCCGTATCGCGTCGCATCGATGGCGGTGATCGCGGGTGCGCTGCGCGCTGGCGAGAAGCTGCCGCTCGACGAGTGTCATTCGACGGACAAGGCGGCCCCGCTGGGGCTGCCCGCCCCGGCGCGTGGCTGGATCGTCGAGCTGCAGGCGCGCGCGGACGGCCTGTGGGGCCGTGTCGAATGGACCGAGGAGGGCCAGCGCCTGATGGCAGGCAAGGCTTACCGAGGGATCAGCCCGGTGATCATGCATTCCGAGGACAACCGCGTCCTGGGCGTGCTGCGCGCCAGCCTGACCAACACCCCAAACCTGGTGGGGCTGACGGCCCTGCATTCGGAGGAAACCAGCATGGATTGGAAAGCGAAGCTGATCGAGCTCCTGGGGCTCGACGGCACTGCCGACGACGACGCCATCGAGGCGGCGCTTTCGGCAAAAATGACCGCAACCGCGCCGCAAAGCGCAGTGATCGAGCACCCGGCATTCGTGGCGCTGCAGAGCGAGCTGACGCAGACCGCGCAGGCGCTGAACCAGCTGCAGGGTGAGCGTAAGCGCGATGCCGCTGTGGCGTTCATCGACGCGGCGATCGCCGAGGGGCGCGTGGGCCTGAAGCCGGTCCGCGATGAATACATCGGGCTGCACATGCAGGACCCCGCCACCGCGCAGAAGCTGATCGCGGCCATGGCCAAGGTTGAGCAAGGCGCAGTGATCACGGGTGAAGCCCCGGCCCCCGCCGCCAGTGACCTGGACGCGACCGACCGTCAGGTCATTGCGCTGATGGGCATCAATGAAGACGAATACCGCGAGAGCCTGAAGGCCGGCGGTCAGAAGAAGGAAGCGATCTGATGGCTGCTCTCACCGCAGGGCGCAATACGCCCGAAGCGCTTGGCGACAAGCGCCGCATCCCGCTGCCTGCCAATGGCAAGATCATCCAGGGCGGCATGGTCCAGATCACAGCGGCCGGTTACGCCGCGTCGGCCAGCGCCACGGCCGCGAACGTCACGATCGGCCGCGCGGAAGAAACCGTCGATAACACCGGCGGCGCCAATGGCGCGGTGTCGATCGACGTCAAGCGCGGGATCTTCCGCTTTGCCAATTCCGCGGCCGGGGACCTGATCGCCCGGACCGAGATCGGCAAGACTGTCTATGTCGTCGATGACCAGACCGTCGCCAAGACCAACAACGCCGGTGCGCGCCCCGCAGCCGGTATCTGCTTTGACGTGGACGCCCAGGGCGTCTGGGTCGAGTTCCAGTAAGGAGCCGCTGACATGCTCGTTTCCACCGAAAATCTGAACAAGCTGCGGGTCGGCTATTCGGCCGCGATGAAGCGCGGCCTGCTCGGCGCGCCCAAGCCGATGTCGCCGCGCATCGCCATGACCGTGAACTCCGCGACCAAGGAGCAGCGCTATGGCTGGCTGGGCAAGCTGCCGAAGGTCCGTGAATGGGTCGGCCCGCGCGTGGTGCAGAACCTTTCCGAAGCCGACTATTCGATCAAGGAAAAGAAGTTCGAACTGACCATCGGCGTCGACCGCGATGATATCGAAACCGACAACCTGGGCCAGTATTCGACCCTGTTCGAAGGCATGGGCGAAGCGGCGGTGCTGGACCCCGAGCAGATGATCTGGGACCTGCTGAAGGCCGGGTTCACCACGAACTGCTATGACGGCCAGAACTTCTTCGACACCGATCATCCGGTGCTGAACGAAGCAGGCGAAGTTACCTCGGTCGCCAACACCGACGGCGGCTCGGGCACGGCCTGGTACCTGCTGGACACGAGCCGGGTGGTAAAGCCGCTGATCAAGCAGGTTCGCCGCGATTTCGGCGATATCGTGGCGCGCGACAAGGTGACCGACGACAACGTCTTCGACCTGAACGAGTTCCGCTATGGCATCGATGCCCGCATGAACTTTGGCTATGGCCTGTGGCAGATGGCCTGGGGCAGCAAGCAGACGCTGAACGCCGCCAACTATGGCGTCGGCCGCGCCGGGCTGATGGGCATGAAGGGCGACTATGGCCGCCCGCTGGGGATCAAGCCGAACCTGCTGGTCGTGCCGCCCGCGCTGGAAAGCGCTGGCCTGAAGCTGCTGAACAGCGAACTGGGCACCGGCGGCGAAACCAACGAGTGGAAGGGAACCGCCGAGCTGCTCGTCGTTCCCTGGCTGGCGTAAGGGGGGGGCTGAGCGATGGCTAAGACCCCCCGCGCAAAGCAAGCGGTGGCCGTAAAGGCCGCCGCTTCGCCCGCCCCGACCGAGCAGGCCGAGCCCGTCGCGGCTGAGCAGGCTGTGGCCGAGCAGGCCGAGCAGGCCGAGCCCGTCCCGGCTGAGCAGGCCGCACTGGACGGGAACGGGGTGGATCAGGGCCAGCAGCCCCCAGAACCGTTCCCGGCGCGGGTCTACATGGTCCGTTCGGCCACGCCGCGTATCCGCCGCCGTGCAGGCATCCAGTTTGGACCCGATCCGGTCGAAGTGGACGCCGATGCGCTGGGCGACGAGCTGTTCCAGCAAATCCTGGACGATCCGTTCCTGCGGACCGAAATCCAGTAACGGGGGCGGCCAGCCAGTGCCCTATATCACCCTTGACCAGCTGACCGACCGATATGGAGAGCGCCTGCTTGTCCAGATCACCGATCGGGCAGCGCCGCCTGTGGGAAGCGTTGACACCGCCGTGGTCAACCGCGCGCTGGCGGATACGGACGCGGTGATCGATGGCTATCTGGCTGGCCGTTACGCCCTGCCACTGGCGGAGGTGCCGCCGCTGTTGACGGACCTTGGCCAGGCGATCGCGATCTACAAGCTGCACATGTTCGAGCCCGATCCGAAGATCGCGCAGGATTACAAGGATGCGCTGGCCAGCCTTGACCGCATCGCCAAGGGCGTGATCCGCCTGCCGGTAACCGGGATCGAGCCGGAAAGCAGCGGCGCATCGGGCGTGGTCACGATCGACCGCGAACGCGAGTTCACGCCGGAAAACCTGACGGGGTTCATCTGATGATCCGGCTGGCGGAAGTGACCGCCCGGATCGGCGGGCAGGTTACGGCGCTGGCGGGCCGGATCGGCACGGCTGGCGACTTTGCCAACGTGGTTGACCGCAACCAGCTGCCGCAGGTGACGCCCGCCGCCTACGTCCTGCCCGCTGGCCTGTCTGGCGGGAGCGCAGAGGCCGGGGCCGGGATGTTTGTCCAGTCTTTCCGGGAGACCGTTTCGGTCGTGATCGTGGTGCGGGTGGCGGGTGACCCGACGGCGGCCAGGGCGATCGATGAAGCGTCGCCGATCGTGCGGTCGGTGATCGAGGCCGTGGCCGGATGGGCACCGGACGACGCAATCGGGATTTTCATTCTGGCGCAGGCGGAGCTGGTCGGCGCGACCGGCGGCGCGCTGGTGTTCCAGATCGATTTCGCACTCGATGATCAACTGAGGATCACAGCATGAAAAAGACCACGCGGGTGGCCGAGACGGCCCCCACTGAAACCGACACCAATACCGACACCGGCGCCGCGCCGCAGCCGGTTGCCGCTTCGCCGCAGACCCCACTGGCGATGCCGAGCAGCGGCGGAAGCTGGACCCGGATGCCTGACGGCAGCCTCAAGAAAGAAGGGAACGCGTAATGCCCGAACCGTTGAAGTGGGCGTCCAAGACGCTGCTGGCCAAGATCGAAACCGCCTATGGCACCGACGCGGTCCCGACCGCGCTGGCCAATGCCGTGCTGGCCATGAACGTCGAGCTGACGCCGATGGACGGCGAGGACGTGACGCGTAACCTGGAGCGGCCGCACATGGGGGCCGACCCGTCGATCCCGATCAACCTGCGTTCGGTCCTGTCATTCGATGTCGAGCTGGTCGGATCGGGCACGCTGGGCACCGCGCCCGCGTGGGGGCCGCTGCTGCGCATGTGCGGCGTGGCAGAAGTCATCAGCGCCGGGACCAAGGTGGAATACTCCCCGGTGACCGACGGACACGAGGCGGGTTCGATTTATCTGGCGATCGATACGACCCGCTATGTCCTGCTGGGCGCGCGCGGCACCGTGGTATTCACCCTGAACGCCAACGGGTTGCCGATCATGCGCTATACCCTGACCGGGCTGTTCACGATGCCAAGCCAGCAGGCCAAAGTGGTGCCGGACTACACCGCCTGGCAGGCGCCGCAGGTGGTCAGCAAGGCGAACACGCCGGTGTTTACGATCGGCGGCACATCGTTTGTCATGCGCAACTTCAGCTTTGACCTGGGCAACGATGTCCAACCCCGGATGCTGGTTGGCCAGGAAGCGATCCTGATCGTCGACAAGCAGGAGCAGTTGTCGGTCCAGGTCGAGGCCGTGCCGCTGACCACGTACAATCCGTACCAGATCGCGCAGGATCAGACGCTGCAGGCGATCAATATCACCCAGGGCACCGTGGCGGCCAAGCGCGTCAAACTGGCGATTCCCTCTGCCCAGCAGGGCCGGGTCACTGCGCTGGCGAATGAGCAGAAGATCAAGGAATGGCCGCTGACCTTTACCCCGCTGCCGGGCGCGCTGGGCAACGACCAGTGGAAGCTAACGCTGGAATAAAGGGCACGCTGCCGGGCTTCTCCGCCGCTTTGCAACTGTCATCTTCGAAGGATCACCAATGTTTAAGTTTACCGCAGACCCCAAGTTCACCCACCCCGTCACCGTTTGCGCGCCGGTCGACGGCGGCTTCAAGGAGCAGACCTTCCGCGCCACGTTCCGGGTCATTCCCGTGGACGAGTTGGGCGATACCGCGACGCTGGAAGGGCAGAAGCAGCTGCTGACCCGGATCGTCTGCGGGTTCGAGGACCTGGTCGACGACGCCGAGCAGCCGCTGCCCTATTCGGACGAGCTGCGCAGTCAGCTGATCGCCGTGCCGTATGTCCGGGCCGCGCTGGTCCAGACGTACCTGCAGGCCGTGACGAAGACCAAGCTGGGAAACTGAAGGACGCCGCGCGTCACTGGGCGGGTGGCGGCAAGCGGAACCTGAGCGACGCGGCGCGGGATGCCCGCGAATTTGAAGCCCCGCCCGAAGTGTTGGCCACGCTGGAAGCGGAGATCGTAGGCGATGATCTGGAGGTCTGGGCGGAGAACTGGGGCACGCTGTCGGCGTTCCTGGCCGTCCAGACCCAGTGGCGGGCAATCGCGCAGGGAATGGAAGGCCAGGTCTATTGGCAGGGCCTTGATTACGCCGGGGTCGAAGCCGGGCTGCGCGGCAGCGGGATCGACGCCACGCCAAACATCTGGGCCGGTCTGCGCGTGATGGAAGCGGCGGCCCGGAACGCGCTTAACGGGATCGTGGAAACCGACTGATGGTGCTCAAGACTTCTCTGATCATTGCGGGCGACGGACAGGGGGCGGCGGCCGCCCTGCGCAGCTCGGCCGACGGGATCGAGCAGGTCACCGCCGCGTCGCAGCGGGCGCAGGCAGCAGCAACCGGAATGGGCGCTGCCGTCGCCCGCTCTGCCGGGGAGGCTCGCACCGGGTACTTCATGCTGGGCCAACAGGCCCAGGACGTGGCCATTATGCTGCAGGGCGGCGCAAACATCGGCACCGTGATTGCGACGCAAGGCGGCCAGGTTGCCACCGCCGTGTCGATGATGGGTGGCCGGATGGCGGGCTTCGCCAGCTTCATGGCCGGGCCTTACGGGGCGGCTATTACCATTGCCATTGCGGTGATGGCCAATTTCGTGACGACGCTGGACGATGCCAGCGCCGCTGCCGCTGCGGCCGAGGAGGGAGCGGATTCGCTGGCCAAAGCGCAATCCGCGCTGGCAGGAATTTTCAGCGGCGCCAGCGGCCGCATTCGCGAGCAGAACGAGCTGCTTCTGCTGAACGCCCGGCTGATGGCGATCAATCTGCGTAGTGAGGCGCTGGCCAAGCGGGCGTCATCGGAGGCGACACTCGGCGCAGCGGGCAGCCGATCGCTGTCCAGCTATGCCATCGGGCTTTACAGCGGCGGAGCGCGAGACGCGGGTAAAGCGGCAGAAGCAGGTTTCCTTGCCAGCATGGTGCGCTCCGGCGGGATGTCGCGAGACGAGGCGCTGCGCCGAACCGAGGAACTCGACTATTCTGCGCTGAAGGTCAGTAAACAGGAACTGCAGCAAGCGATCATTGACTCAGCCGTTGCGGACCTGAGCGGGAAAACGGCCGACCTGATTGATAAATCGCTGAACGATGGGAAGCTGGCCGGCGGTTTGGCGAAGCCCGAGCGGAGGAAAGCCAGCGGCAAGAAGCGTGGCGATGGCGGCACGGCAGCCCGCTCCGAATTTGCGGAGGATACGGCCGCCAAGATCGCGGGCATCCGCGATGATTTCTCTGACATCCCGGCAGCGGTAGAGCGGTCAAACAAGGCCCTGCGCCAGCTGGACGACATCGCCAGCGACATCGAGCGGCGCAAGCTGGTCAACAAGGATGCCTTGCTGGCCGATATGGCCGACGCGCGCCGGGCGATCGAGGAGAGCCTGAACAAGCCGTTCAACGATTTCATGGCCGCCCAGCGCGAGAGCGCGGAGATTGACAAGCTGTTGCTGGCGGGCCGCTATGACGAGGCCGAAGCGCTGAAGATCGTGCTGCGGCTGCAGGAGCAGCAAGGCCCGCTCAGCGAGGCCCAGCTGGACGCGGTGCTGGCGACCGTGGAGGGCGAGCGCCGCCGGTCGATGGTGCTGCGCGACCAGCGGGCGCTGATCCAGGCCAACCTGGACGCGGTCTATGACATGCGCGGCGCGCTGGAGCAGACTGTGGCCGGGATGCTGCGGGGCAAGTTCTCGGCCGAGGCGATCCTGTCGTCGATCGGCAACAGCTTTATCCAGATCACGTCCAAGCGGATCGTCGAATCAATGTTCGGCGACACGCTGCGCCAGCTGGAAGAGCAGGCCACCGGGCAGGACAAGGTGCGCGAAGCCAGTGACGCGCTGGCCAGCACGCTGGGCGATGGCGGCAAGGCCGTAGCCGACTTTGCCGCGATCGTGCGCAAGGCCAGCACTGATATTGCTGGCGCCCCTGCGGCCGCCGCCGCGCCCGGCGCTGGCGAGGGCGACGGGCTGGGCAACGGCGACATCGTGGTGACCGGGGCCAAGGCGAAAGTGCCCCCGCAGGCGGGACGCGGCGCGGACCTGCTGGTCGACATGACGGACCAGATGCTGCGTCGTCTGGGTATCGCCTTGCCTCTCCAACTGACGGATGCCGTCAAGCAGGCACTGGGCAAGCTGGAAACCAGCCTCCCTGAGATGATGAAGGGGGCGATGATCGGCTCGGCCGCGTCGTCGTTTGTGCTGGGCAAATCGGGTAGCAACACCGGGGCGATGCTGGGCGGCGCGTTCGGCGAGAGCGCATTCAAGAACGTTGCGCCGAAGCTGTTCAAAAGCCTGGGCGACTTCGCCGGGCCGCTGGGCTCAATCGCGGGTGGGCTATTGGGCGGGCTCGTCGGCGGGCTGTTCAAAAAGACCAAGTCGGGCGGCGCATCGATCGGGCTGGACGCCAGGGGCAACGCCGGGGTGACCGGGACGGCCGGGAACAGCGACGAGCTGAAAAAGCAGGCGTCTGGCTGGGGCGGCACGCTGGTCAACCAGCTGGACCGGATCGCTGAAGCGCTGGGCGCGGACCTGGGCGCGTTCAACGTCGCGATCGGCAAGCGCGATTCGGGCTGGATCAAGGTGTCGGCCAGCGGGAACGCGGCGGCGACCACCGGCAAGAAGGTGACGTCGGACATCATCTACAACGGCAAGGACGAGGGCGAGGCGCTGATGGCGGCGCTGGGCAATGCCATCGCCGATGGCGCGATTTCGGGCGTCTCAGCGGCGGTTCAGAAGGCTCTGCGGTCCTCCTCGGACGTGGAAAAGGCGCTGAAGGAAGCGCTGAAGGTGCAAGATGTCGAGATCGCGATCGGCGGGATCGGTGCGGAGCTGGCCAAGCAGTTCAAGGATTTCGAACGGCAGGCGGCCGAGCGCGTGCGCATTGCCCGCGAGTATGGCTTCGACCTGACCAAGCTGGAGGAGCGCAACGCCCAGGACCGCCTGAAGCTGACCCAGTCGCTGATGGCGGAACAAGTCGGATCGTTGCAGGACCTGATCGAACAGATGACCGGCGGGTCGTTGTTCGAAGGCTCTGCCGTCGACCAGCGCCAGGTGATCCTGGACAAGATTGCCTCTGCCAAGGCCGCCGCCGATGCGGGCGATGAAGGCGCGCCGGACAAGCTTGCGGCCCTGCTTGAGCAGCTCAATGCGGTCAGCCGCGAGGCTTACGGCACCACGGGCAACTTCGCCTCGGATCGCCAGACCATCCTGGACACCGCGCGCGACACGATTGCCCGCGCCAACCAGCGGATTGCGGACGCCCAGCGCGCCAGCGACCCAGCGCTGGCTGCAACCAACGCCGCGCTGAACGAGAACAACGACCAGAATGCGTCGATCATCGCCCTGCTGGAAGGCATCCAGAACGGCATGGCGGCGCGCAGCTATGCCACCGGCCAGATCGATTATTCGCAGCTGGCCAATCTTGCGCGGACCTCGATCTACTGATGCCCGCGCAAGTCATCCTGGTCGAGGCCCAGCCCGCCCGCGCCGCCGACGGCATCGCCGAAACGATCCGGCTGGCGGGCGGCGGGGCGCTCGCGCCCTATACCTATTCCGGCCAGACCGACTGGCGTGCCGGGGTCGTGGGGCTGCCGACGCTGATCGCGTCGCTGGAGTATGAAGGCGGCGAGTTCCCGGCGGGCAGCGTGCCAGCAGCGGCCGCGATCGAATGGGCGCCTTCGAACAAGGCGCTGCTATCGGCCACAGCCAGCTATGTCTGGGCCGATGCCCCCATCACGGTGCGGATCGGCAGTGAGGGCGCTGCGCTGCCGCCGGTCCGGATCAGCGGCAAAGTGCTCGATGCGAAGGCCTCGGGTGGGAAACTGACCATCGCGCTGGCCGATCCGGCGACCAGCCTGAAAAAGCCGCTACTGACCGCGCGGTTCGCTGGCACCGGCGGGCTTGAAGGCCCGGCAGAATGGGACGGCCAGATCCGCCGCCGCGTTTGGGGCCGGATCTGGAACCTGAGCGGCGACCCGCTCGATGCGGCGAACAACATCTACTGCTATGCAGATCCGCTCCGCCCGTTGCAGGCTTTCGATGCTGTTCGCGATAAGGGCGCACCGGCGGCGGCGCTTACCACGCTGGCGTGGCAGGGCAGCGCTGCGGCGACCTTTGCCGCGCTTCAGGCCGCCAGTGCCCCGCCCGGTGGAGGCGTGGCGTGCCCATCGATCGCGTGCGTCAAATGGTGGACCCAGCCCGCTGGTGAACTGTGCGCGGATCTGCGCGGCGAAGTCGGCAGCGGCTATGTCGAGACGACGGCCGGGATCGCCCAGCGCCTGGTCGAGGCCATCGGCGGCCCGGCCTTTACCGCTGGCAGCGTGTCGGCTGCTTCCGCCGCGCGCCCGGCGCCGGTCGGGTGGGTGGCAAAGGACGATACCAGCACGGTTGCGGCCATGCTGGACGAGCTGCTGGGCAACAGTTCGCTGCTGTGGCTGCTGGATGACAATGGCGCAATCACGATCCGGGAGTGGGCCTGGGGCGCTTCTGTGGCGTCAGCGACCAGCCAGGACGTATCGCGCGAGCAAGTGCTGCGCCCGCTCGCCACGCGCAAGCTGGGTTACAAGCGCAATGAAACGCCGATGCAGCGCGGCGATCTGGCCGCGATCGTGCTGTCGAGCGAAGTGGCGTACCTCGATGGAACTTCGATCGAGGCGCTGAAGCCTGCCCAGCCCGGTGCCACCGCCGGCGCGACGGTGGGAGGCGATCTGCGACTTACTGATGGCAATATCCCGAATCAGGCGCAGGTCATCACGGCTGAGGGCACCGCCGCTGCCATCGCCGGGCAGGGCTATTTCGCCACACAGAATTTCGCCGACTGGGCCACGCGGATCAGCGGGGCGGGCAAGCCGCAGGATAATGCAACTTGGGGCGCGATTTCTGGCGTCAACCTGCGCAACAATGCGGATACGGCCTACCTCGGCGACCTGGACATCGTAACCGCAGCGGGCACCGCCGCCGCCATCGCCGGGCAAGGGCCTGGGGCCACGGCAGTTGCTGGCGCGGTGATGAATTACGCGGTCGGTCTGGGCCAGAACGTGCTCACGAACTCTGCATTCGAGAACGGGAGCTACGGGTGGGAACCGGGCTGGTACAACTATGCTTCGTTCACGTCCGAGCACGGGGTCGGATTGCCGGGATATTCCGGGGCGCTTTCGACCGCCTACACCAGAGTTCTCGGAACGCCGCCGGCGGGGGTGTTCGATAGCTACAACCCGTCTGGCGGAAACCCGAAGCGCTGGTGGCTTCCAGTATCCGGCGGCGATCGGGTGTTTGCCTCTGCGCTGGTGGCCTATCATCGGCTTGCCTATGCCCCTGACCTGAAGGTCGGTTGGTACGACGCGAGCGGGGCATATCTGACCGAATCCGTGGCTGCTTCGGGCGGGCGGAACAACGGCGCGAACGGTGGCGAGCCGGGTAGTTTCGATCGTGTCGGCGGCTTCTTGCTCGCCCCGGCCAATGCCCGGTACGCGCGTATCTGGATCCGCGGGGCGACTGACGGCGGGCAGACCGACCCGTATCTGTTCTACACGCAGATGATGCTGTGCCGTGTGCCGGCAGATCAGACCGCGTGGCCGGTTTACCATGACGGCGGGGCCGATTTATTCGCCAACGTGACCGGCGAGAACACGGCTGCGGCGATCGCTGGCCAAGGGCCGCTGGCCACGGCCCCCAGCGCCAGCCCATATGTGAACGCGAACATCACGATCGGCGCGAATGGCGCGCTGAGCGGCGCTGGCGGCGGATCGGTGACGATTGGGGGGCTTGGCTATCTTGGCGACCTCGACGCCACGCGCGGGGCGCGCGTCGGGTTGAACCTGCGCAACAGCGCCGACACGGCCTATCTGGGTGATGCTGACGTTGTGACGGCAGCGGGCACGGCTGCTGCCATCGCTGGCCAAGGGGCGCTCGCCACCCAGAGCAGCCTTGCATATGGAGGCGCCTACCTGACGGGCTTCGGCGGGCTGGCCGGTTTGGCCAGCGTGAATTTTGGATCAAGCACACTGCTTGAAACCAGTGGCGGGGCGCAGGCCACGCTGGGGAACTTCAAGACTGCCTTGGGCACCGCGGCTGCGTTCACTGGCCAGTCTGCATGGGCGACGTATAACGGCCTTGCCCCCTCCAATGTGGCCGGGCAAATCCAGCATCTTGAACCCACCGGCTACCTTCAGGCGCTGCGCGTGTACAAGCCGAACGTGGCCTATCTTAACGATGTCTGGCCTGCTGAAGCTGGCGCCAACGTCACCGAGATCCGCACCGCTGCGGCGATCAACGGGCAGTCCGCGTGGGCGACCTATAGCGGGCTGGTGCCGTCCAACGTGGCGGGTCAGGTTCAGCATTTGCAGAATGATGGGAACATCCAGTCCCTGCACGTTTATAAGCCAGGGGTCGCATTCCTGAACGATGTATGGCCTGCTGAAGCTGGCGCCAACGTCACCGAGAGCCGCGCTGCCGCTGCCATCGCAGGGCAAGGCTATTTTGCCACCCAGAACTATGCCGGCGCGAGCCGGTTGCTGGTCTCGGGTTACGACAACATCATCCCTGACGGTGACTATCGCGATCCGAGCTGGTGGGGCTTTTCCGGCCTTCCCAATGTCGGGTTCCTGGCGATGGATTCGTATTGGGAGCAGAACCGCTCAATTTCCTTCACCTGCGATCGCGACTTCGACTTTTCGTCCGCCTATTTCAATATCGAGCCTGGGTCCGTTTACCGGGTCCGCACGAGAATCTGGAATAATGACGCGGGGGCCGGCTGGACCGGGAACTTCTGGGCACTGATTCATATGCCGAACGTGGCATGGTGGAGCCTGAAACACGGCGCAGCAGTGAACTCTGATGTCGGCGGCTCGGCCAACGCCATCGCGGCCATTGGCGACACCGGGGTTCAGGAGTTCTATTTCCGCGCAACGAGCAACACGATGCGGAACATCCAGTTCCGCTTCAAATCGACCGCGCGGGGCAGCCGGGTTGACTTGCAGGTCATGATCTCCAAGGTTCCCCAGCTTGGGAAGGATCTGATCAAGTCCGGCACAGCGACCAAGTACCTGGTTTCTGAGATCGAGACAGGCCTCGGGACCGCTGCCGCGATTGCTGGGCAAGGGGCTGGCGCGACCGCCAACAACCTGGCGCAGTTGGACGCAACTGCCGCCGCCCAGCTCACCACGGCATACAATGGCGGCGTGCAGTCGGCGGCCTATGGCGAGACGATCAAGCGCAAGATCGGGTCCGGTGGAACGCTGGCTCTGTCCGCGCTGGTGAACTGCGATGCTGGCGGCGTTTCGGGTTCCATCCGCGCCCGCATTGAGTCGCGGCCGTATGGGGGCTCATGGAGCACCGTCGCAACAGGCGCTGGATCGGCGACGGGACCGAGCGAACCAGGCGGCGATAGCACCTCTGGAACTTTCACCAATTCCACCGGCATTGAGCAGGTCTTCGAATTCCGAGTGATCGAAGTCCGCACGCCGTCCGGCGCTGGCGGGGCGATCCTCGCATCACAATCCTACGTCACGGGCTGATGGAGGTTGCAAAGTGCATGACATCTCAACCTCCCCATTTGTTGCGACGGGCCAAGAGAAATCTCTCGGGCCGTGCGCGCTTCGCGGTGTGGTCGGTTACAAATCGTCCGGCAGGCCACGCATCGCGTGGGTCCCCAGCGCTGCCTCGATCCACCGGGTTGCAGGGGCCGCCTATTACCCGGCTCCACCGCAGGGTATGCCCGCCCTTCAACCAGAAGTGGAGGATCAAATGGCGCAAGCAAACTGGATGATTGAGGATCGCATCATGGCCGGACGGTGCATCGCACCAGTGGTTGTCTATGCGCCGGGCCAGATTCATAGCAGTGTGGCGATCAGCGCGCTGGTTGATACCGGCGCAATGCACACGGCCATCAGCGCCCCAATGGCTGCATTTCTTCGGTTGCCTGTTGTACAGGGGAAGACCGATTTCGCAGCCGGTGTAGGCGGGTCTCCTGCGATCGTCCCCTACTATTTTGCCGATCTAGAATTCCTGAAGCCTGGCTTGCCAGGAGATTGTTGGCCCAGGCGTGGAGCGGTCATCCAGCAGATGCTTTCGCCTGTTCCGCCGATGCACATGCTGATCGGCATGGACATCATTGGATGCGCACATTTTTTCGGAGTGCGGGACGGGGTTTGGACCCTTGAGTTCTGACTCCACCCTTTGCAGTTTTATAAAGGAGTAGAATTATGCCTCAAGTGACCGATTTCGCGCAGGCGAACCTCATCATGGCGCAGGCTTTCCCGACGCTGATCACGTCATTTCCTGATGACGAAACGAAGGTTGCCCAGGTCAACGCGATCTACGGGACGGTAATCCTGCCCGAGAAGGTGAGCGAGTTCTTCGAGTTCGCCTACGCCAACCGGGAAACCCTGCCGCAGGAAATCAAGACGGCCGCCGCTGACGTGGGCAACTTCGCCTGGGTCAACGGCTTCTGGGGTCTGGGCGAAGGCGGCCGCGGCTCGCGTATGGAGCGGTTGCTGCGCGGGCAGACGCTGACCAAGAGCGAAGAAGCGCCCGAGCCCAGCGGCAAGTACGTCACGCCGCCGCAGGTGGCGACCAGCGGCGCCGAGTAAGCGGTCATGGCGGCGGTCGATCCGGTCTTTGCACAGTGGCTGATGGCCGACGGGCGCTGGCTCGTTTCGGAAGACGCCACGTTGCGCGCGCGGTGGGGCGACAAGGCCCTGACCACCAGCCGGATGACGACGATCGCCGCCAAGGCCGACGCCGAGGCCGAGGGCGCCCGTCAGTTGGCATTCCTCGGCCCGGTGGCGGCGATTGACGAGCATCTGCTGGTTGGCCGGTGGAAGCACCTGCGCGGTCAGGTAATCACCCTGACGATCGACCGCTTGGGCTATGAAACCGGCGCGCAGGTGTTCCTGCTGGGCGCTGAAGACGACGAGGCGACCGGGCTGTCGCGCGTAACCGTGCTGAAGAGGCTCTGATGGCGAATATCCTGATGCTTTCATCGGCGGTGACCAACGCGGCAGTTGCCATCTATGCGTCGCGCGGGATGGGCGCCGCCAACCTGCTGACCCATGACCCGAAGGAGGTCTGGCAAGATAGCGCCGTGGGCTCGATCGCGACCATCACCATCGATCTGGGGGCGCCCAAGGCGATCAACACGATCGCGCTGGCCGCCATCTATGGTGCGATCGCTAATTCGAGCTCCTGGAGCATCACGGGCGGTATCGCGGACAGCGCGAGCATCGTGATCAAGGCCGATGGCTATCTGCCGGCAGTTGACGCGGCCGGGCAGAACCCGAACGTCAGCCACGCGCTGTGGACCGGCGCGGCGGTGACCGTGCGCTATGTGTCTGTCAACGTCTGGCAGCCCGGCGGCAACCCTGCGCTGAAGATCGGCCGGATACTGGTCGGCGACGCATTCCAGCCGACCTGGAACAAGGAATGGGGCGGCGGCCGGGGCGTTATCGATACCGGGGCCTCTACGCGCCTGCTGTCGGGCGGGATGGCGATTGTCGAAGGGGCACGCCTGGGCACTTATGCCTGGACGCTGGGTGACCTGACGGACGCCGAAGTCGAGACGCTCTACGCCCTGCAGCTGGAGGTCGGGGAAACCCTGCCGGTGCTGGTCGTAGAAGACCCTGACGCCACCACGGGGCAGCGCAACCGCATCCACTATGGCCGCCTCGTATCGCTGCGCAAATTCGAGCGGCGCAGCCCCGGCCGCACGCGCTGGGAGCTGACAATGGAAGAATGGATTTGATGGCCAGCAGAAGCTGATCATCGGGACGAATGCGCCGCGCCTGTAACGGGGGCGGCCGGGGCGATTGCAGCGCCCCTAACCGCGAGCAGCAACTCGCACCTAGGGCTGGCGCGCCAGCCCATCAGCTCCCCCGGCCTGTCAGGCGGGAGCGCCTATAGGTGCCAAATATGAAGGAGTCGATTCGTTGCGGGGCTTGTAATGCCCTGCTGTTCCGAGCAGAGACTGGCGCACTGGCTGGCACGATCGAGATCAAGTGCCGACGCTGCCGCCAGATCAACCTGTTCAGGCCAGTGCCCACGGGCACGCCGAGCCAATTCCCGGAGCGCCAGCAGAGCAGCCACCGGAGATCGTCATGTCCAACAGTGCCTCCGCGCAAGGTGCGCGGCGCCTAAACAGCAAGCCTTCCGGCCGGAAAGTACCCGGCCGGAACGGCTTCCAGTACCGCCCGCAATACGGGCTGATCATCCAGTGCCGCGACGAGGCGGACCAGAGCCGGACCTATGCGCGGCTGCACCGGCTTGGCTTCAAGCTGAAGGTGGTGTGCGTATGAAGCTGGCGGTGCACCACAGCTGCGCCGACGCGGACACGTACCGTGCGGCGCGGGTCAAATCGCTGTTCAACGTGTCCGACCAGGCCACCCGGTTCGACATCGAGGCCGAGCTGCCGGGCGTGGACGAGGACTGGCAGATCGGCGTGATCGTCGGCCCGTCAGGCTCTGGCAAGACGAGCCTGGGGGCGGCAATCGGCCCGATCTATGACCCGCCATGGCCGGACGGCGCGCCGATCATCGACGCGATCGGCCCCAGCCTGCCGTTTGACCAGGTGACGGGCGCGCTTTCCGCCGTGGGCCTTGGCAGCGTTCCGACCTGGCTGCGGCCGCACGCGATCCTGTCGAATGGCGAGAAGTTCCGGGCGATGCTGGCGCGCCTCGTCTGCGAAGCGCCGGAGCTGGCGGTGGTTGACGAGTTCTCGTCCGTGGTAGACCGCCAGATCGCCTGCGTTGGCGCGGCGGCCTTTGCCAAGGCCTGGCGGCGTGGCCGGGGGCGTGCGGTGCTGCTGTCGTGCCACTATGACATTCTCGACTGGCTGCAACCCGACTGGGTGTACGACACGGCGACCGGATCGCTGGAACGGGGGCGTCTTCGATGTCGCCCCGCAATCGAGCTGGAAATCCGGGAAAGTGACTGGAGCCACTGGCCCCTGTTTGAGCCGCATCACTATCTGAAGCTGCCGCGAATGATCGCCGCGCGCTGCTATGTCGGGCTGATCGATGGCCAGCCGGTGGCGCACGTGGCGGTGTCCACCCGGCCGGGGCTGGTCGAGGCGCGCGCTTGCCGCCTGGTGATCATGCCGGAGTGGCAGGGCATCGGCGTAGGCCTGCGGTTCCTGAACGCGGTGTGCGAGGCCTGGGCGCAGGGGCGCAACCGTTATGCCCGGCCCATGCCCACGCTGTTCCATACCAGCCACCCCGGCCTTGCGGCGGCACTGCGGCGGGCGCGGGGCTGGACACAGGTTTCCGGGCGGCTGCACGGCGAGCTGAAGGCGCGCAGCGTGGAGACGCTGCGCCGCTCGGCCGAGCGCGGGAAGATATCCGGCCATAGTCCCGGCACTGGTTTTGGTGGGCACTTTCGGGCGGTTCAGGGGTTCCGCTATCTGCTGGATGAGGGCGCTCCATGAGGCTGTTCATTGCGGGCCAGAAGTGGCTCGGCCGGGAACTACTGAAGCAGTGTCTGGCAGGCGGGCACCGCGTGCTGGGCGTGGCGGTGCCGGACCTGGACGACAGCCTCGCCCAAGTAGCGGCAAGGCACGACGTGCCGGTCAGCATCGCGCCCCGGCGGCTTGATTCCAGCGCGGTGCCGGACGGTGTGGACCTGATCCTGTGCGCCCATGCCCATTGCTTTGTCCCGGCCGAAGCGCGTGCCCGCGCAGCGCTGGGGGCGATTGGCTATCACCCGTCACTGCTGCCCCGGCACCGGGGGCGCGATGCGATCCGCTGGGCGGTGCACATGGGTGAGCGGGTGACAGGCGGGACGATCTACTGGATCGACGACGGGGCCGATACCGGTGCGATCGCGCTGCAGGACTGGTGCCATATCCGACCGGACGACGACGCGGCGGCGCTATGGCGGCGCGAGCTGGGGCCGATGGGGCTGCGGCTGTTCCGGCGGGCGATCGAGCTGGTGGGCAACGGGCTGCTTCCAGCCGTACCGCAGGACGCGGCGCTGGCCACGTGGGAACCGGCCTGGCACGGGCGGCGGCTGGCCGGGCCGTGAGAGGCCTCTCAGCGGGCGGTTTCTGCCTTCTCAGGGGATAGAAATCGCCCGCTGGGCGCTATGGGGTGACGGCGCGCTGGCGGGTGGTAATTGTCGGCTGTCAGGATAGGAGTACGAGTCGTTGGACAAGGAGCGCTTTGCCGTCAGGCTGACATGTGAGCTCAGGACCCGGTGCGGCAACCACCCGGAGATGTTTGCGGCGGTAAAGTGGGCGGTCGCGAATATCGCGATACCGGACGAGCGGGGGCGGGAATGGGATTTGGCGGTGCGGCGATTGGCCGATGACATCGAGGACTATGTCGCGTCGGCCGGGATGCGCCTTGACCCTAACCTTGCGCACCCGCGCCCGTCGCCCTGGCAGGAGTTAGTAAGGAATGCCGTGCTGAAGGTGGGCAGTTGA